TAAAAACTACAAAGCATTTCTAATAGGATTTCGATGAAAGCCCTCAGCAATGTTCTTTATATTACCTCTCCTGAAGCTTATGTGTTCCTGGACGGAGAGAATGTCGTGATCAGGAAGGATGAAAAGGTCACAACAAGAATTCCATTGCATAACATTGAGAATATAGTGTGCTTTAGCTATCCGGGCGTAAGTCCGGCACTCATGGGGGCATGTGCACAAAGAAATATCGGGCTTTGCTTTTTGACCCCAAACGGTCGGTTTCAAGCAAGAGTTTCAGGTATAACAAGGGGTAATGTCCTCTTGCGTAAGACTCAATATAGATTTTCTGAAGACGAAACTCATAGTGTTCCCATTGCAGCGTCATTTTTAATCGGTAAGATAGCGAATTGCCGAAAGGTGCTTGAGCGGGCAATTCGCGATCACGGAATGGTAATTGATACGCCTCTATTGGATAAGGCGTCTGCCTTTCTTAAGGATTCGCTAAAGTCCATAAATAAAGGCAAAACGACTGCGGAACTGATCGCCATTGAAGGCGGTGCTGCAAGGGCCTATTTCAGTGTCTTCGATCATTTGATATTACAACAAAAAGAGGATTTTCGTTTTGAGGAAAGAACTCGCCGCCCGCCACTTGACAATATGAACGCCTTGCTCTCATTTCTATACACGTTGCTGGCAAATGAGGCGGCTTCTGCACTTGAGTCGGTAGGTCTCGATGCCTATGTTGGTTTCCTACACAAAGACCGCCCAGGCCGTCCTTCGTTGGCTCTTGATCTCATGGAGGAACTGCGCCCTGTCTTTGCCGACAGGCTCGCACTGTCTCTTGTGAATAGGAAACAGGTGATCGGCAAGTCATTCGTCCAGAAGGAAAGCGGCGGTGTTCTGATGGACGACGAAACCCGCAAGACTGTTATTAAGACATGGCAAGAGCGGAAAAAGGAGGAGATTATCCATCCCTTTCTCAAGGAGCGTATTCCATTTGGGTTGATCCCCCATGTCCAGGCAATGCTGCTTGCGAGATGCTTACGCGGCGATCTAAATGCGTATCCACCGTTCTTTTGGAGCTGATAATTATGATGGTTGTGATTACCTACGACGTCAAAACCGAGAGTGAGGATGGAAAAGCCCGCCTTAGAAAGGTGGCAAAAACCTGCAAAGATTATGGCCAGCGAGTCCAGTTTTCAGTATTCGAGTGTCTGGTTGACCCGGCGCGCTTTAAGCTGCTGCAGGCAAAGCTTGGAGCAATAATGGATAAGGAAAAAGACAGTATCCGATACTATAAATTGGGAGACGAATGGAAAACCCGTATAGAGCATGTGGGGGCTAAGGCAGTAATTGACCTTGAGGGAACCCTTATGGCGTGAAAAATCTGCGAACCCTAAGTGCCCATGAAACGCCTGGGGGGTTCGCAGCCAATCAATGCCCTAACGATGCGGATTTTGCCTTTTTTGAATGCATAATGACTACCTAGACCGATAATTTGGGTTTTTAGTTAACAATATCTTGCGTTATGGCACTCCATTTTGGCAAGATATTGCGGTCGCTCCCCTTGCGGGGGGCGTGGATTGAAACTTCTATCACCGGATCAGGACACATGTGCAGGTCGGGTCTAACATAATCAGCACACTCATTCAAAAGCGTCGCCATGGTATCGGCCTCCCTTTTTTAGGCGCCTGCTGCCTGAGCTTGTAACCTTGCCTCTTTAGACGCGCCTAAAGGCTCAGATAAAGCCTCACCCTTTTCTTTAATACCCAAGCTCGCCAGGAACGCTCCGTAATGGGAAACGGCCCTTTGCGGCGCGGTAGGACTTAATGCCGCATCCTTTGAGTATGCTCTGTAAAGGATATAATCCAAAAGAGGGTTAGAATATACATCGTCAAGAGTCATGATGTCTGCGATTGCGGCTACATCCGGCGGAGAAGTTGAGCAAATAAGCTCCAAATACCCAAAGGCGCTGGAGGGTTGCGGGGGATACACATAGAAATGTTTCGGATCACGGTCGTCAAAGGAGTAATGCTTGACCTCGGCTACGCCAGTCTCGGTGTGCCAGTTCGGCCGCTGATCATCCAGGATTTTCCTGTCGATAGGCGTCACGGCCCTTCCCGGAGTTGCCCCATCTGTTCCCATGTTCCTGACAACGTCTATAAGCATTATCGCATCGCTGGGAATGCTTTGCTTTGTTCCTGAAACGCAAATCTGGTTCTCATTCTCGACGTAACTGTCTGGTTTTCTAAGCACAATTTCTCTTTGGCCGTCATTAAGCCAACTGAGTAATTCTTCTGCGGGCCACCTTACATTCGTGGTGTCCTGGAGAATTATCTCAGCTTTATCAATTATCGCTTGTGCTGTTATCGTTGCCATTCTTTACATCCTCCAGTCCTTTCTTGGCCGCTGTTACGGCAGAGATGAGTTCGCCCCTAGTCATGCGAATATCAACCTTTATGCCGTACAGTTTGCCAAGCGCCATAAGACTTTGTTTACTTGCCAGCAGTAGGTCTTCCAACGGCGAGTCTATCGTTACTTTTTTCCTGGCCGCTGGGCCTCCACTCGGCCTTTGAGGCTCCTTAACCGCTTTTGTTGCCGTTTTATCGGCAATGGAATGGTCCCATGGTTCTGGTTTAGCCTTTGATACAGAGGAATAGTCACCACGGTCAATAATAGCCATATCTGGCCTTTCAGCCAGTATATCTGTATAAGGCCATATTGTGCCGTTACTCTGTTTTAGCCATCGTTGCTCGCTCATTTTCCCACCCTCCTTTAATGAAGAGTGTCCCCTATTGAGGGGACGCTCCCTATTGCGTTAAGAAATCTGTGACTGATAAACGGTAGGCTCATCGAGCATATAACCCTCAACGTAAACCCTGATCTTACCCACTGTCTCGTCGGCTATGAACTGAACGTCAATCGTGTCGGAAGCTGAAAATACAACTCCGCACACAGTATCAACACCCCAGGCAGCGGTATGCGCCATGATGGTTGTTCCGAGCGTAACAGCATTAAGCGCGGCGAAAGCCTGCGTGCCTCCGGCAAGACCCACGTCTATGGTGCCTCCGGCTGTCCCCGCTGTGACAATCTCAACAACAACATTCTTGAGGACAGACCTTGCGGGCATAACAATCGCCTGGATTATATCCCCTGCGGTTAGCTTCGCGGCTGCCGCAAGGGTAGCATCGTCAAGAATCATCTGCGGGACATCAAGCTCACGGGACAAGACAAAATGCTTGTTGCCCTTGACCGCCGGGGCTCCGGCAGTCGACCCAATTGTAAAGTTATAAGTTCCCATGTGTATCTCCTTTCAATAATTAACCTTTGCGGCCATAAAGAAGAGCAAGCGCATCACCCTTTACAACTTTGTAGCCGAATATGTTAAGACCCCTGACAATATTGCCGAATGTGGACTGAGCGCGGAGAGTTTCAACCTCGGTCATCTGCGAGGCAAAGGTTATCCCGTGCCTAGTCCCGGCCATGATGTAATAACAGGTATAGGCGCCATCAGCGACTGTCGCTACGTGGTTAGAACTATAAAGCGTAAAGCGGTCAATCATGCCAAGGCGTCCGTTACGCATCACGCTCTGGTTGTCCCCAGCAAGAGACGCGTCCTTGAGATCAGACTTTTTGATCAGTCCAGCCACCCATGCGGGGATTACAAGCCATCGGCCAGTTTCCGGCACATTGGCCTCGTCAAGAACGGTTCCCATGTCGACAATGTAATCCAAAACATTGGTTTTGGTAAGCGCTATCGAGGTGCCTGGAACACCCAGGTCAAAGGCTCCTGACTTGGCTCCTGCAGCCACGCCCTTATTGGTGGCTGCAATGTCGGCGTAAACATCGCCCAGGACGAGGGTATCGATAGCAATCTTCATTTGTTCAGATGCGTCATTGCTCCACTGATCCATGAGTTTAAGGTCTGACTGGATTTTGTCCACGTCGTCAACGATAAACGCGAAATACTTGCCTTTGTTAATAGGCAAGTCAACACCAGGACTATCAGGGTTATCAACTGAAAGATTCATGCCCTTGTAATACGTCTTGATGGTTATGGAAGGCACTGTCCTAATGTGAACGGTGTCTCCCATAGCCTTGATAAGCCCTTCGTAATCAGTATTGGCTATGGCACCGAAAACAGTAGTTCCATAGAACTTGCTGACAAGTTTCCCGGCCCAAATTGCCGGTATAAAGTTTCCGCTATACTGCGGTTGTCCCGCGCTGGCGGGGAAGGCTCCTGTATTAGCCATTGCTCATCCCTCCTATCGGATGCGCCCTTCCCTTTGCGCCGCAAAAATCTCTTTTTCCTGTGCCGCGAACTCCGCTCCACGGCCTGCAAACAAGCCGCGACGCTCGTCGTCATAGAGTTTCGATACTTCTGCCTGGCTGAATATCCGGCCAGTTGGAGCAATATCACTCTGTGTCGGCGCTCTGGATGTCGGCGACACTTGAGATTTGAGGTCTTTACGAACTGTAGGGTTGGGCCTAGAATGTGATTGTCCAGATAAATATTCGTTGAAAATCGCGGCTGCCTTCTTTGCATCAAACTTAGCGGCGGCCTGATCGAGTAGCGCTTGGCGGGGTATCCCCAGGTATGGGTGCGGTTGCGCGAGCCAATCTATGAATCCCCGGTCTTCGTTGAGTTGTGTAAAGCTGGGAACTGATTTTTGAAGATCGGCGTAAAACCTCTCTTCGCGGGTAGCGGTTGTGTCGCCTTTCAACTCGGCTAACGTGGCTTCGAGGGTAGATACCTTC